TGTAGCTCAAGTCGTAGAACAATCAATAGAAAAAGCTGACGAGCTTACACAAGAACAACAGGAAGTCGTGGCAGAAGTTCTTGGATTTACAGAAACAGAAGATGTACAAGTTATTGCAGAAGCAGTAAAGACTGATGAAACAGTAGCAAAAGCAGTAGAAGAATATGTAGAGAGAGCAGTTGAGAACTCTGACATAGAAGATTACAACTTAGCAGATGTTACAACAGAAATTACTTTTGAGTCTTTAGCTCAGGGAGACTTTAGTGTTATTATTGATGTTGATTTAGACGCAATAAATTTAACAAATATTACTGATGATATGAGTTCTCAGCAAAAGGAAAAGGCACAGGAAGTCATAGTGCCAACAATTATGGTAAGAATTTTATCATTAGCAGTAAGGAGATTTAATTGATAAAAGAATTGTGGTCTTGGTTGATTGAAGCAGTAAAAGAAACTCTTAATCTTGCTTGGACATTGGTGGGAATGATTATTGCAATATTGACTTTGAGTGGTGCGTCTAGGACGATAACTTTTTATGCAACTGTAATTACTTTGGCAATATGGTTAATTACAATTAGATTTAGAAAATAATGTGTTTGATAACTAAAAAAGATGACGGCTCTTTTGTGCAGATATGTAACTGTGATTACGGAAGCAGTCATTGTAAGGAGAACTAATGGCAGATAGTGGAATGACAAATAAAGAGATGTTAATGCTTGTTTTAGAAGGACAAGATAAGATAAATTCACGCATTGATGAGCTTCACGAGAAGGTAAATACAAAGATTTCAAGGTCAGAACTTATGGCTACTGCTACCTTTATTGTGATACTTATTGGTGGAATTATCCAATATTCTATGTAAATTAGCCATTTAGAGCCGTTTTAAGACATAGTTTTACCTTTTAATACAAAAGACCCTAGAAGCTATTGCTAGTATCTAAGGTCTTTTTTTTATTTATAAATCACAGATTCGTCAATTTATGATTTATAATACTTATTGTGAATAAAGTAAAAGGAACAAGTTGTATGTTCTGTGGCAAACATCTTACCACAATTCGTGGTGCTTTGTTTTGCAACGACATAAATTGTTTGGATTTTAAATTAATACAAACAAAACTTGAAGAAATAAAAACTTAATAAAGGAGAGATATGCCTTCATTAATTATTGAAGGTGTGATTGCGTGTCTCTTGACTTTGCCACCAATGGCAAGTGATATGGAGACTTACTTAGATTGCAGGGAGCAATATAAAAAAGTCCAAGTTGTAGAACAATGGATTCCTATATTGCAAACACACTTCAAGCCTGAAGATGTTTTACAAGCTAGTCTTATTGTTTATTGTGAATCATCAGGCAGACCTTCAGTACATAATCACAATACAAATGGGACAATGGACGAAGGTTTGTTTATGTTTAATGATGTAACTTGGACTTGGTTACAGGAAAAACTGAACTTTGAAGGAGACAGAAAAGACCCATTGCTAAATATAAAAATAGCTTCTTGGCTCTTTTATAATGACGGCAAGGGTAAACATTGGTATAGCTCAGAACATTGTTGGAACTATGATTTTTGATATACCACTATTAGATGATTTAGACGAGGAGTTGAGTGATAAAGAAATACAACTTTACAGAGCAAGACAGAGTAGGGAAGCTCGGAGAGAAGCTAATACTTAATCATTACAACTTTATAAAAGATGAAAATGGTAATAAGTATCACGCAAGAGCTACAAGAATTGAAGAACAATTACAAGGTGCTGACCTTATGGTTTTCAATCAGAGCCTTAAAACTAATTACATAGAAGTAAAAACAGATACACAGATAGAAGAAACTAAGAATATTGCTTTAGAATATCTGATTGAGCAAGAGAATGGAGACTTACAAATCGGTTGTCAGATGAAAACCTTTGCAGACTTTATGATGTATTGGAGTTATCCAACTAACTTTGTAAGGTATTGGAATCCTAAAAAATTACAACCATACATTGTAACTTGGATAAGAGACAGTAAATATAAAACAGTAAAAGTAATTAATGAAAATCAGCAAGGAGATAAATGGTTTGCACATTGTTTGCTTGTACCGACTTATGAATTTGATAAACTAAAACAAGTAAATAGTTTTTTAGTAAGCCTTAATGTATTAGAAGGAGTTTTGAATGAAGAAGATTGAATGGCGAGAAGATGAAACTTTTACAGAATATAAGATGAGAAAACACGAAGGTATGCAAGGTATGGGTCAAAAGACAGTAAAAAAAAGAGAAGGTTGGTCTGATAATCAAAAGCGTGGGCTAACTAACAAGAACAAGGGCAGAAGAAAACAAAACCTTGCAAGAAAGAAACTTAGAATACCTGACACAAAGTTTAGAAGCCAAATGGGTAATGAAGAATCTTGGCTTGGAGAAGTTAGAGTAGAAGTTAAAGCAGGTAAGCAAGTACAAACCTTATGGACTAAATATCAAAAAGCAAAAGAACAATCTGACGCTAATACAAGGATTGGAGATACAAGACCATTTATGTTTGTTGCTATGCCTGACGGAACTTCTAACGGATTAGTTGTAGTAGAGCTTGATAAGTTAGATGAAGTTGTGTTTGCTTTACTAGATACTTGGGAACAATAGTATATTAATGTTTCATTGAACATCTTTTAGAACAAGTAACATAAGAAAAATTGTCATAATCATTAACCATAGTTGGCAATTTATTATAATCTCTCATAAATTTTAAAACTTCTTTTGTATGAGGTGTTTTAGATTCTGTGTAATAAACTGAATAAACTGTGTGCCAATGAGTAAAAACAGTATCATATTCATCTAATTTTCTACCACAAGTATCACATTCAGACCAACCGTCAAAGTTTTCTTCTTCAACAATTTTAGGAATATTGTAATTTCTAGTCATATAAGTATGTCCGTAAACTTGTGTGTAATTTTTTCTTGTTTCATTCATACTTAAATTATACATAATCTTAGATTAAAACAAAGTATTTTATATAAATTTTATGTACAAAATATCCAATGTTTATAGGGTTTTAGCTTTGCCCAAAAAAAAACTTTGAAAAATTCCCTAGAAATACCCTTGAAGTCTCACTTAGTCTATATACTAACCACAAGCAACAGACAGGACTTTTATGGCACTTAAAGATTATCTAAAGACATATAAAAGACCACCAATCAAGCGTGGATATTTTTATGGTACAGAGAAGCGTGAAGCTGAATGGGAACAGGTTTTAAAAGCTCTCGAAGAAGGTTACAATGACACAACTGCATTAGTAAATTGGTTAGTTGATGAATGTGGTTGGGACGGTATAACTCCAAAATCTATAACAAATAGAATCAATGAGCAAAAAAAACGAATCCAAAAATCTTAATCAGTTTCTTACTCGCTATGACGATAAGAAACATAATGAAGCTCTAGCCAAAGAAAAATATCCGACAGGTTGGCAACCACACGCTGAGTATGACCCTAAGACTAACAAAGGTACATTAGTCTCTCGTGGCACAAAGGAACAAGAGCCTGAGTTTGCAACACTACTAAGTGAATGGGGATTCGACCCAAAAGAATATGAGATAGTAGGCAACCTACAAGTCAGAACTTGGGATATGAATATGGGAGACGGTAATGTCCAACAGGCTTGGTATTACAAAGCTGACATAAGAAAAAAAGTTCCTGATTTTGATACCGACTTTGCAAAATTACTAAAAGAGATAAAGACATACAAGATTAAATCACAAACTATAAAAAAAGGTAATACTGCTTTTATGTACTATGTTGCAGATTGGCAAATGGGTAAGCGAGACGGAAAAGGTAGTGAAGAAATAGTAAGCAAGGTTTTGGAATCACTTGACTCTGCTAACACAAGACTAAAAGAATTAAAAAAGGCAGGTCATACGATTGACGAAGTGTATGTCTTGGGACTTGGTGATATTTGTGAAAACTGCGACCTAGCAGGTTGGTATTCATCACAAATTTGGAATGTGGACTTACACCTGCGAGACCAAATAACAGTTGCAAGAAGATTGCTTTGGAAGATTGTAAAGAACTTTGCAGACCAAAACTATAAGGTAGTTCTATCAGGTGTTACATCAAATCACGGACAGAACAGAAGTGGTATC